TGGCCACGGCGAGGTCCGCGGCGCTGCGTTGGTTGACGAGCTCCTCCCGCGCGAGCGCGAGCGCGGTGATCTTGTCGTCGAGCGCCTTGATCGCTTTGTCGAGCAGGGTCGGTCGTGTACTCATGATCCCTCCGAGTTAGTGCCGCGGGTGCTCGTCGGCGACGTGCGCGTGGAGCAGCAGCTCGAGAAAGTCCGCAATTTCTTCGTCGTCGTCGCCGGTCATGATCGCGGTCCACTCGCACGTCGCGCACCGCGCGATCCCGCGCCGCACGGGCAACAACCCGTCGCCCGGGGCGGTGTCGAGGATCAGATCGCGGAGCGTCACGGGACACCGGCCTTGACGGGTTTCGGCGTGACACCGACGTGTCGCAGACACGCCGCGTATGCGTCGCGCAGGATCTTCATGCTGCCGGTGGAGAGCTTGACGCCTTTCAATTCGCGACCGATCCGCGTGATCTCCTCTTTCGTTTTCGCCTCGCTGATTTTCACGAGCCAGTCGGCGGCGGCATCGTGATCGTCGGGGGGCGGCGGCGCCGCCGAGGGGGGTGCGCCGCCCTTCGCCCAGGCCGCGAGCCGTTCGCCGGACGCCTCGGTGATCGGTTGATCCAGCGGAAACAAGTCGCGGTGCTGCTGTTGCAGTTTGATCGGCAGCGGGACGCCGGGCCGATCGCCCATCAGCAGGAAGCTGGCGGTCAGCTCGTAAGGGAGATTTTTTTCGCAGATCGGGATCCAGCCGTTGAGGCCGGTGAGCGATTGCTTCTCGCGGATCTCCATCTTGCCGTTCTCGCCGCGCACCATTTCGATCTTGGGTTCCGCGCGGAAGCAGAGAATCAGGTGGGCGCGGACCTGCAGCAGCCGCTGCACCATGTGCTTGTGCGCCATTTTCGGTTTGATCCACGCGGCCATTTTGCAGGCCTCGCGCTTCTTCCAGTCGTCGCCGGCCATCCGCTGGAGCTCGGCCTCTTGCCAGTCGAGAATGCCGCCTTCGCCGGCCCACTCGTGCGACATCGAGTCGACGACGATGACGGGATACTTCGCCTGGTCGGCCGCGGCGATCGCGTCGGCATAGCGGTCCGGCGTGAACGGCGGCGTCAGATCGCCATGATCGAAGCGGAACACATCGGCGTAGTGCTTCGCGCGCGAGGCCTCGGTATCGATGACGGCGAACGGGTGATCGCCGGCGATCCCGTGCGCCAGGCGCATCGCGGTGTACGTCTTGCCGCTGCCGCTGGCGCCCGACAGGCCGACGAGCAGGCCGACGTTCTCGCGCGTGGCGGGCCGGAAGGTGAAGGCCATCACCGAATCTTCTTTTCCAACCAGCGTTGAGCCCACAGTGCCGCCGCCGTCTGAGGAATCGATCGAGGCCTGGCGCTACTAATCAACGGCGTCGGTTGATCGTCGGCAAAGGTAAACCACGCACGCACGAACTCCTGCACGGTGCGCAGATCACACGGGATGGCATCATGTGGCCAGATCTGCAGCTGTGTGGGAGCGGGCGGATCCTTCTCGAAGGTCGTCGGATTGCCGCAATACAAGCAGCACTGGCGATAGTGTCCCGATTCGCCGTAGAGAATGACGGGGGTGTGATGGCCGAGCTCCAGATACCGATTCAAGGTTCGGGCAAGACCGGATGAAATCGAAACACCGGGGCCCTTGGCTTCGAGAATCAGGAATTCCGATCGACGCTCAACCTGTCCATCGATATCCGAGACCCGGCACCCATGATCGAAGCAGTCGTTCAACACGCCCCAATCCCACAAGGCATTCGTGAAGCGATACAAGTTACGGATCGTCACCGCGCTCGCTCCACGATGGCGCCGAACTCTGAGAACTGCTCAAGAAAGGCGCGACGGTCGGCTCCGAAATACACAAAGACACTGCCGTGCGTGCTGCCGCTGACTTCCTCGCCGTTCGGAGCGATGAAATTGATCCGGTGATTCGTGAAGCAGAGCCAGTAGTTCCAGAGCGGTTGAAACCATTGCGCGTCGGTCGAATTCGCGTTAACGAGCAAGATCGCGGCAGTCACAGCGTTCCCCGTGAATTCCCGCACGAGTTTTTCGGCGAAGGTACCTGACAGCCCTCCGTAGGGTGGGTTGCACCAGACACGCCCGGACCATGGTTTCTTCAAGCCATTGATTTCGGCGGTGTAGTACTTCGCGGCCTTAACCTCTTTGTTCGCCGTGGCACTCGAGGCCGGATCGAGGTCGAAAGCGCCGAGCACCTGCCTGGCAGCGTCTAGATACCGCTTCGGCGTATACCATTCATTCGAGAGGCTGGCCTTCAGTCGTTCGTTAAGGTCATCGGCAAATTCCAGAATCTTTTTGTACTGGGCCAGCGCTGCCAGCTCGGTCGCATCGAGCGCCTCAGGAGTGCCGACCCGCTTTCGCCAGCGATCGAGAACTTTCTGGGTGGGAATTCCATCCCTGCCTGATTTCAAAAAGACAGATCTGTCTTTTTGATTGTTGCTCCGTCTGTCGCCGCCGCGGCGAACCCGTTGCGCCTGCGTGTCCCACCACGCGACGAACTCGGCTTGCGCTTCGAGCTTCGCGCGGATCGCTTTCTTCAGTTGGGTCACGTCCTTCGCGCGCGCGAAATGTTTTTCGGCGGCTTCGGTGACCGCGATCGTTTTGAGGCCGCGTTCCGGGTCGTAATGGGCGAGGTCGCCGCGGCCCGCCCGCTGGAGCTTGTCGCCAAGCATTAGCGCAGTTCCTTCTCGAGCCAGCGGGCCTCTTCCCAGGCCGGCAAGATGGCGTAGGCGGTGCGCCGCGGATAGCCGCGCCAGTCATTGCGCGCGCGGGCGTCGCGCCATTGGTCGAGCGCGTACTCGCACTTTTTTTCGGCCAGGAACATGGCGTCCGGGTTGAGCGCGATCACGCTGACGGCGTACGGCGCATAGGTTTCTTGCACGCAGAACCGGAACGCAGCCGGATCGTCGAGGCGCTCGCCGGTGATCGCGCGCAGGCCGCGCAGGTACCACGCGGCTTGCAGATCGTGCCCGGCGCTGAACATCGTCCGCGCCCACGTGTCCGGGTTCGCGCTGGCGCTGGTCGTTTTGTAGTCGTCGATGGCGTAGGGATCCGTGCGGATCCAGTCGAGGCGCGCGCGGCACCACACGTCGTCCTCGCGCCAGATCACGGTTTGTTCGGCCTCGCCGTTGGTGAACATCAGGCCGCCGCCGTCGGTGTGGTCGTGCAGCTGCCCGCGCAGCGTCGCTACCATGGCGATCACGTCCTGGTGGACGTGGGCGAGGAGCGGCGTTTTCCCGGCGGCGCGGGCGGCGTCGCGTTGTTCCTTCGCCGCTTTCGTGCGCCAGTCGGGCGCGTCGATGATCGCGATGGTGTCGCGCCCTTCGAGGACGAGCGCGTGCGCGGCCGTGCCGATGTCGAAGTGATCGCCGTTCTCAGGTTCGACGGCCGGGTTCAGGCGCGGGTGGGCATGGTGCGCGTGCAGGGCCGAGGAGAAGCAGAGCATCTTGGCAATCGAGCTCGAGAGCGACGGTTCCGGGCAGGGATCGGCATGGTAGTCGGCCGCGGGGATCGTGTAGATACCAGGACGATCGATCGTCATAGCGGTTTCCTCCGCGCGCAGTACCAGCAGCGGCGGATCCCGTCGCGGCCTTTCATCGTGAAATCACAGCGGCCGAAGGAGGCCGGGCACTTGTCGGCGTCGGAGATCACCATCGGGGGTTCGTTCGGGCGCGCGGCGGCCAGCTGCTCCTGTGCGAGCTGCTCCTCGGCCTGCCACGCGCGGCGATCGGCGCGCTTACCCATCGCGCCGCTCCCGCACGTGGGCGTCGCGCCACGCGTCCGAGACCTGGTCGGGGCGGTCCTGGGCACCGTGCACCAGCAGGAACGCGACCAAGCCGACGCCCGCCACGGCGAGCAGCATCGCGATCGCCATCAGCATCACCGCGCCCCTCGCTTCCGGCCGAACGTCGGTTCGTACACTGGGTCTCCGCACAGATGGCGATAGACCTTCACGCCCGAATACCGTTTCGAGCCGATCGCCGGCTTGAGCAGAAAGATGTCGAACGCGCCCACCTTCGCGAGGTTGTGAAACTGCGCGTGTTTGATGCGGAAGATCGCGGCGAGTTCCTTGCCGCTCAGAGGCTCGCCCGCCTGCGCGCGATCGATCGCGAGGCGCGTTTCGTCCTCGCTGAGATCGATGGGCGCAATCGGATCGAACGCGCGGACTGGCGTCTCAGACATGGGACCCGCCGTTGTCGCCGTCGTCCTCGGGCACCGGCGGATCGATCAGCCGCGGCAACGGCGGCACCAGGGCCGCCACCGGAAACAGATCGCCCGGCGGCACGCCGAGCGCCTGCGCCAGATGAATCACCGAGCGGTACGGCAGGTCGTAGACGGCGTCGCGATTGGCTTCGATCGCGACCAGGGCACTGAGATCGATCCCGGCGCGGCGGGCGAGTTCCTGGCGGGAGAGCCGGGCAATCTGTCGCGCGATTCGCAGGTCCATAACCACCCCGTGCGGTCACCGGATGCACCAAGCAAACCGCTACGGTAGCCAACGCTCTATACGTTGTCTAGCTGCAAGATCACGCAGTAGCTAAAGTGGATATAATAGGATGTATATGGACAATAATGGACGCTAGCGGCATTGACGCGCGAGGGATCCGGCGGAAAACTAGCCGCGTGCCTCCGTTGTCTCAGCAGGAACGAACGCGCGTCGGCCGGCTGTTGCAACGCCTGCGCGACGACCAAACGCAAGAACAGATCGCCGACAAGCTTGGGTGTGCCATCGGCACCGTACAGGCCATCGAATACAACAAACACAAAGTGGACCGCGACACGATTGAGCAGTACGCCGCGCTGTTCAACACCACGACGCAACAACTGTTGCATCCCGAATCCCCGGCGATCGCCGCGTCGGATCCGTTGGTCGCCGACCTGAATCATGAGCATCTCAAGATCGCGCGGCGGTACATGCGCGCGGTCGATGCCGTTCGGGAAGCCGTCAAATTGTTGTTGACCGACAACGATGTCAGCGCGGAGGAGGTCGCCGGGATCGTGGTGGGGTTGAAGCAGGCGAGCGAGGCCTCGCCCGAGGACGGCCTCGCCTGGATCCATATCGTGATGCACCGCGCCGACCTCGTCCAGGATCTCGCCCACCGCCTCGACACCGATCCCGGCTTTGAAGCCAAGCTGCTCGAGCTCCTCAACCTCCCGAAAGGCCAGAAATGAAACGACGGACGAAGATCGCCCCCGGCATCTACCAGGACGCGCACGGCTATAGCGTGATTGCGCGCGTGGGCAGCGGCGATCGTGAGTTGAGCAGTCCCGAACTCCGGTTCCCACTCACGGAGAAGATCGCCACGATGCAGGCCGCGTGGCATCGCGAGAAAATGAAACTGCGGGACAGCCTCGCCAAGGCCGGCGATGGCCCCGTCGTGCGCGGCACGCTGGCCGCGGACGTCCGCCACTATCTCGAGACGGCGAAACTCACGCCACAGCGGTATGCCGAGCGGAAGGATCAACTCGCTTGGTGGTGTGACGCGTTCGGCACGAGACGGCGCGCCGAGCTCGAGGCGCCCGACTTACGGCGCGCCTTGAACGGCCTAGAGCGCGGCGGCCGATCCGGCAAGTCGCCGATGGCGGCGTCGACCGTCAACAAGTACCGTTTTGCGTTGTCGCACGTCTTCACGGTCCTGGACGGCCAGGCCGCGGCAAATCCGTTGCGCGACGTGCCGAAGTACACGGAACCCGATCCCGAGGCGCGTGACGTCCCGTACGAAATCATCGATCGGATCATCGACGAGATCCGCGATCGCGGCCAAGGCCTCTCGGTGTCACGCACCAAGGCGATCGTCCGTGTCCTGGCCTACTGCCCGGTGACGCCGGCGCAATTGCGCCGCATGCGGCGCTCGGACGTCTCTCTGCACGCCGGCGCGTCTGGCGAGATCGTCACGCCCGGCCGCAAGAAAGGCCGCGGCACGACGCCGAAACGCAAACCCCTCTCCGCGAAAGGCCGCGAGGCGTTGCTCGCCTTCGAGGCCGCAGAGTGCTGGACGCCAGACGGCACCTCGGTGCAGTTTTCGCGATCCTCGCTGTACCGGACGTTCACCGATGCCCGAGATCGTGTCGTCGCCGTGCTGCGCGTCGAGCGGCCGGATCTCGATCTCTCGCGCGTGGCACAGATGCGCCCGTATGACCTGCGCCACAGCTTCGCGACCTTGGCGTCGATCGTCTTGAACGGCAACGAGGCCGTGGTCGGCGAATTCCTTGATCACCAGGATCCACGCACGACGAAACGCTATACCCGCGGCGCGTTACCCGATCACATGCGGGCGGCCGGCGACGCGATCGCCGCCGCCTTTGCGATGCCCCACCATCCGGCGACGGCCTTGCCACCCACCCCGCCCGTCCTGCCGCCCACGGTCCAGGCGGCGGCGCCACGCCTCCGCAAGAAGTCCCACAAATGAGCCCCCGCCTTCAGAGCGGGGGCTCCCGACTTCCACGCTCGACTTCCACGCACTTCAGGAATGCGCGTGGAATAAATCAGAAAATACTAGCAATTTACGCGATCTCTTCCACGCTCAGAAACACGGCTTTACGCTGCAAAGGCAGGCAACAAAAAGCGAATATCGGTCAATTTGTTGAGTGTTTTGGTGGTGCGCCCGGCCAGAATTGAACTGGCGGCCCCCCGCTTAGGAGGCGCGACATCGATACTATAAATAGCTTATTTACAACAGTTTGCTTTGTCTTCCACGCTTGACTTCCACGTGCCACAAAAGCGCTGGAAAAGCGACACCTGGAAGCGGTAGAACCGTGACAATCCCATCGTGAAAAACTGTCCCTACTGCGCGGAAGCGATCCAGGACGCGGCGATCGTCTGCAAACATTGCGGCCGCGACTTGAAAGGCGCGAACGTCGGCGCCGTGACCGTCCGACCACAGTCGAGCGGGTGGCTGCGCGTATTCGCGCTCGTGGCCGTCGTGAGCCTCATCGCGATCACCGGCATGGTCGTCCTCGGGTTCGTGGCGTTCCAGCTGAGGCCGAGTCTCCAGAACCGACGCGTCAGCGGCGAATGCCAATTGTCGGGCGAGGCGATCGCCATCCCGCACGAGGCGCGCGTCGGCGGTGACACGCTCGAGATCACGAATCGCGATCGCGCGTGGTGGGACAACGCCGAGCTCCGTATTTTCGGCACCACCACCATCGGCGCCCACAAGGAACCCGCCGGCGTGTACACGCTCCATCGAGACCTCGCGCCAGGCGTGACGAGGGGGATTGCTCTGAGCGATTTTCAGGCGGCCGATGGATCGCGATGGGTGCCGTTGACGATGCACGCCGAGGGCATGGGGATCACCGCCACACTGCGCGGCGAGCACTGCGAAGTCGAGCTCTCGGTCCATACGCCTTGACGGCCTCGCCGCCGATCGCGCGTCCTGCGGCCGCCTGACGCGCCGGGCGGGCCGTCTAGGGCCCGCGTCGCGCGCCGCGGCCGACCAGCAGCAGGGCCAACAGCGCGACTACGAGCAGCACGCCCGGCGTCAGCATGGCGCGCGGTCAGATCGACCGGCCTTGCAGCAGCCGCACGACGACGAGCACGACCACGATCAGCAGCAGGACGTGAATCAGCGAGCCGCCCACCGGCACGACGAACCCGCCGAGCAGCCACAGCACCAGCAGCACGACGATCAGCACTTCGAGCACGCCCATGACGCCCCTCCTTGGGTTCCGGCCACGGGCCGGGCGAGCGCGGGACACACCGCGCCGCCCCGGCGGGATTGTCGGGCCGCGGCGCGCACCAACACCGCACGCCCGCCCGGCCCGTCGTCAGCTCTCGCGCGGCGTCGGGGGCGGCTGCGTCGGCGGCGGCTCGGTAATCGGGTGCGTGGGGTGCGCGCCGCCGTCGTCGGGGCGCGTGGGCCCACCGGGGCGGTCCGGCTTGGGGTCGTGGCCGGGTTTGTCGTGGTCTGGTTTGCGGTCAGTCATGGGATCCGTCCTCTCCTTCGGGTGAACCCGATCGGGTCGTCGAGCGTTTAGCACGCCACGCGGAACGCATGCACGATCGGGCGCCACTCGCCTTGCCACTCCGCGTGGATCTCCGAGACAAACAGGGTCGCGCTCGCGGGCTCCCACCACGCGCCCCCGAAGGTGCAGATGCCGTGCGCCACCAGCGACGGGAACGGCTGGCCGTCGTGGGCCACCTGATGCAAATTGACGGCATCGGTCGTCGGTGGCAACAGGATCGGTGAACACGTGCCCTGCGCCACCGTGGCGAGATCCTCGGCCGCATAGATGAACAGGGCGGACGCCATCGTCGTGACACCGGGACCGGTCGCGCTGTAGCCGTAGCGCGTGTCGTTCTGGCCGTGGGCGCACATCTTTCGGACCCCATAGTCCTGCGCGGGGCCGTACCACACGTGGCACCGACCAAGATCCCCATACTCGGCCGCATGGTCGGCCAGGGTCTTCGCCATCTGACCAATCAGCACCAATCCCTGCTTGGCCGGACCCGACACAAACGCGCCAGCGGAAATCACATCGACGGAGGTGAACGTCGTGAACGGGCCGTACGACACGCCGCAGAGTTCCCCGTTCACCGTGCACCCCGAACCGTCCTGCACGGGGTTGTTCTGCGGCTCTGCACCTTTCGAGTCAAACTCGCCGTAGTGCGTCCAGCCGCATTCGTCGACATCGTCCGTGCGCGGCTGACGGTGATCGATGTCCGTGTGGATCAAGTTCGTGGTGGGGATCGTGACGTGTGCCGGATCGGCCGGACTATCCGGTGGCGTGCCGGCCGGGGGGAGGTCGAAGGCGGAGAAGTACGGCCCCCAGGGTGAGGTCGCATTGCCGGAACCAATCGGAGCACCTGCGCCCAGCCGCATCCCGCCCAGCAGGGCCTGGAGCGACTCCGGGAGTGCCACCAGATAGCCGCCGACGCGCATCGAATGACAGGCCAGCCGCCACGGACCGTCCGCCCGTGGGCCCTCTGGCAGCAGCTGCGAGGCGCCGAGACACGGATCGTGCGACCCAGCTACGTTGTATTGGTCCATGTAGGTCCAACACAGACGCTGGCTCGCCTCGTCCCAGAGCAGGCCTTTTATCGGCAGTGAATTGCCGGCGGTGGACACGCGCAGACCACACGTCACGTCGCCCCAGGACGTGACCAGCGTGCACCGTGTGCCGACACCGGTCCACGCGAGTTCGTACACCGGATCCATCCACCCCGTCTCCGCTTGGGCGCCCGTGATGAAGAGATGAATCTGCCCATCGACGACACGGCCCGACAGGGCCCCCGTCGAATACCCGAACCGGGTTTGTCCGCTGATGTCCAGCGGCAATGTGGCCGATCCTAAGTACGTGAAATCCTCCGGCGTGATCACGGGGTGCGTCGTGGGCGGCGGGATCGGCTCGGGCGGCACGACGCCGGCGAGCTGCGCCGCCGTCGCGCGCGCCATGCGGATCGCCTGGTCGATGGCGAGCGCCTCGTCCATGTCCGGGTTCGCGGCCATCAGGCCGCCGAGCACGTGGCCGGTCAGCGCGGCGAGCGTCGGATCGACCTCACGCGCGGCGAGGAGGCGATCGAGTTCGCGCAGCACGTCACGCGGCGTTCGCACGGGGGGCCTCCGGGGCGTCGGGGATCGTGATCGTCAGCGTGTCGTCGTCCAGGGTGAACGTCGGGGCCGTCGGATCGAACCCCAGCGCGGCGAGCTGCGCGGTTTGTTTTTTGTGCGCGGTCGCGAGCTCGGCCCGCGCCTGCAGCGCGAGCACCTCGCACCGCGACGCCTCGCTGCAGATGGCGCGCAGCTTCCAATAGTCGACCGCCTCGAGCGTGCGCGTCATTCGATCACGCCCGCCAGCTTGTTCCAATCGGTATGGAGTTGCGATTCGAGATCGGGATCGCCCGCCGCCGTGACCGTCGCGCCGACCTCGAAACTGTACGACGTCTCGAACCCGAACACGTTCGGCCGGTTGACGAACGACGGCGCGAGTTGTTGCGCCGTTTGCGCGGGCGAGTTGTTCACGCGTTGGGCGTACGCGGCCCGCTCGGCATGGTGCAGCGTGGACGGATCTTCTTCGAGGACTTCCCACGCGACTTTGGCGAGCGCGTTTTGGACGCGCACGACAAACGTCCGATCGCTCGCGAGGGCCTGTTGGGTAAACGCATCATTCATGGTGTCCTTATCCTTTCAGGGTCGCGAACGCCGCGCGCAACGCGGCGAGTTCGGCGTCGTGCTGTTGCCAGCCCGCGATCAAGTCGGGCACGAATTTGCTGTAATCGGTCATCCATGGGCGCGCGAGCAATCCGTCGTCGGTCGTCTCGTCGGTGCCCTCAACCACGGCGCGCGGATAAAGCGCGTGCGCTTCCTGCGCGAAGATGCCCCGGTCCCGCACGCCGTCGGCCTTCCACGTGAAGTCATGCACGACGACGCGGCGCAGGGCGGCGACATCAGTCGCCGGGCCTGCATCGTCTTTCAAGCGCGCATCTGAGGACGTGCCGAAGGTCACGGTCGTCGCACTCGCTTGGCCAATAAAGCCCGCCGCCTGCCCCGCACTGTTGCCGAACATCATAAAATTCCCGGTATTGCCGGCGTTCGAGTTCTGAATCACGATCGCGTTCGAGGCCGTGAGATCGCTGACGACGCCGAGGCGCGGGGCAAACGGGATCGTCGAGCCTTGGTTGTTGATCGACACGACCCCAGCGGAATCGATCCGCAGCCGCTCCGTGAGCCCCCCCGTGTAGCACCGAATCGCGCCGGTCGCGTGTTCGGCGGCGATCGACAGGCCATTGGCCCCCGTCCCGCGCAGGGCCGCGCCCGACGGCAGATAGGGCCCGCTGGGCGCCCACGTCGAGGCGAAGACTTGGGCGATGCACTGCACGCTGGCGTCATTGGTCACAAACACGGCGGCAAAATTCGCAGCCCCGGCCAGCGTGTTTTGCACCGTGACCACGGTGCCCCCGGTTGTGCCCAGACTAAATGCAGCGGAGCCGCTGACGGTCAAACTCCCGGCAATCGACTGATTGCCGGTGAAGGCATTCCCGCCCGCGAGTTGCGGGACGAGCGCGAGCGCGGCGTCGATCTGGTTGTAGATCGTGGTTTTTTCCGCGTTGTTGATCACGGTCCCGCTCGTGCCGGTCCCGTCGTCGTCGATCCATGCCGTCCGGGTGATCGTCACTGCCATTACGCAGCCGCCTCTCTGATAACGCGCAACAATTCCTCGAACGTAAACCGCACACTCGACGCCTCGACGGTGTACGTCGGCGGGACATGCGGGTTGCCGAACGCGTTGACGGTCACGCGTTGAATGAGAAAATCGCCGCGCAGATTGATCGGCGGCCCGAGGTTGATCGTCACGGTCGCGCCCGCCCGCGTGTTGATATCGCGACACGTGTAATGGACGGTGATGATTCCGACCTTGCCCTCGGCGTCGCGTTCGGCGAGTTGCGCGAGGCGCGCTCGAGCGCGGGCGTGCGCCTCGGTCGCCGACAAGCGCCGATCCTGGATCTCGTCCTCGACGATCCCATCGGCCCCGCCGCCGAGTTGCGCCGCGAGCGCGGTTTGCGCCGCGACGTCGTCCTCCTGCACGAACAGATCGACCGGGTCGCCTTTGACGATCGGGACGCGGATCGCGCCGACGCCGCTCGCGGGAATGCCGCGGATCGTCGGGGCTGCGACGATCGTCGTGTTGTACGACAGGGGCGAGGCGACCGATCCCGGGCCCGACACGGGCACGCCGGTGAGGGTGTTGCCCGCGATCCCCGTATAGCGGATCACTTGCGACCCGGCGATCGCCCAGCCGCCCGCCGGCGAGAACGCCGCGAGACTTGCGCACGGGACCGTCGGCGACCCGGCCAGGACGTTCCCCTGTGGTTGGACCAGGGTCGACGTGTCCGACGTCGGGGCATTCGCCCCGAGCACGGCGTCGGCCGCCGTGTCGACCCACGTCGTATCGACGTTGTTCGCGATCGTCGTCAGGAGTCGCAATTGCGACAGGTTCGCCGCCGTGCGATAGAGCACGCGGGCCGTCACGGTCGACGCGCCGACGGGGATCGCCGAGAGGTTCACCTGGGCCGCCGTCGCCGTGTTCGTGCTCGGGGCCGCCGCGCCGAGACTCGCGTCGGGCGTCGTGTCGAGGTACGTCGTCGCGACGTTGTCGAGCGTCGCGAGGAGAAATAATCCCGAGTTGCCGATCTTCGTGCGGTACAGTTTCCGACTCGTCACGACGGATCCGCCGATCGGGATCGCACTCAAAGGGATCTGTTGCAGGTACGCCGTATTCGTCGCGGGCGGCGCGGCCCCGAGGCCCGCGTTTGCCGTCGTGTCGTCGTACGTCGACGCCGAGTTGTTCGCGATCGTCGCGACGAGGCGCAACCCGACGCCGCCCGAGCGGCGATAGAGCTTGCGCGCCGAGACGCCTGTACTCCCCGTCGGGATCGCGGTCAGGTGCGCCGCCGTCAACACGAGGGCCGTATTCGACCCGGGCGACCCCGGGCCCAACGCACTATCGGCCGTCGTGTCGGTGTAAGTCGACGTCGAATTGTTGTTGATCGTCGTGAGGAGTTTTTGCACGCCGCCGCCGACGGGGGTCCGATAGATCCGCCGCGCCGTCGTGCCAGCGGGCCCGGCCGGAATGTTCGTCAGCGGGATCGTTTTTTTCGCGCCTGCGCTGATCGTGTTGTTGCCGCCCGTCGGCGCGAGCGCGCCCGAGGTGTTACTACAATCATCGGTCAACGTCGACGTCACGTTGGACGACGTCGCCCATTGGCGTTTTTGTCCGCCGCTCACAAACGCGCGATAAAACACGATCGTCGACACGGCCGGATCCGGGGACGCGTACGCCGTGACCGCGACGTTGTAGTAATTGTTCGGTTGCCCCGGCACGAGGGTCGCCATGACTTCGACCGTCGGTGATTGCAGGGTTTCCCCGCCGCTCGTTCGATACGCGTACGAGTAGTACAGCCATCCCCCCGTGACGCTGTTTTGTCCGGTCCCGCGCGCGGTCCCCGGGCCCGAGGCCGGATCGGCGACCGGCGATTGTGGGAGGGCCGTCCCTTGCGTGAGAGGCCCGACCGTTGTTTCGCCCGACGCCGTCAAAAACGTCATCGAATACCAGTGATCGCCAACGTCCACGTTCCCGCCCGAGGTCGCCGGGTTCGTCGTGGGCCCGACCGTCGGCGAGGGGATCGGCGTATTCGCGATCACGATCGCCCCGCCGATCGGGCCCGGGGTTGTTTCCCCGACCGGCGTCACGAACGACACGGCGTAATCATGCGTCCCGGGATCGGGGCCGGCCCCGATCGCGCCCGCCGTCGGCGTCGGGCCCGTCGTCGGCGCGGGCGTGAGATCGGTGGACGCTGTGAGGCGCGGCCCGGGCGTCGTTTCCCCGGTCGCCACGACGAACGTTACGGCGTAGTCATGCGCGCCCGGGTCGGGGCCCGCGCCCACCGTCGGCGGCCCCGCCGTCGGCGCGGCGGCGGGCGGCGCGAACACGCCGACCTGCACGGTGGCGACGGGCGAGGGGATCGTTTCTCCCGCCGCCGTGCGATACGTCACGGCATAGTTATGGGCGCCCGGCGTGACGCCCGACCCAGGGACGACCAGCGCGTTGAGGGCCGAAATCGGCGCTGCGCCCGGGCCGACGAGCGATCCCCCGCCGCCGAGATCGACGCTGGCGTATTGCACCCGTTGGGGCCCGGCCAGGACGGTGCCGCCCGTCGGCGGGTACCACACGGCCGTATCGACCGGGATCATGGTCGCGCCCGGGGCGATCGCCTCGAGCGCGTTGGATCCGCCCGCGTCGACATACACGCGCGTCACGACTTGCGAGAGGTCGCGATCCCAGGTGATCCCCGCCATCGACGGATGGACGGCATTCACGATCGTCGGCGGCGCGGATGCCGTATCGGTGAAAAACAGCCGCACGACTTTGGTGTAATCACACTGCCAATCGCCGCCGACGCGCGTCACGAGCTGCCCGATCGCGTTGTCGAGGTTCTGCTCGGTGAACGTGATCTCGTCGATTCGTGCGGCGGCGATATCGGCCGCGACCTGCAACGTATACCCGGCGGGCGCGCGCGTCATCAGCGACGCCGCGATCGCGCCGACGGTGGTCGCCGTGAACTTGTCCGACACCTTGCGCCGCTGCAGCCCCCACTCGTAGTCGATGAGCGCGCAGTCATACACCATGTTCGCCGCGACGGGTTTATCGCCCACGTAGCGGTGGCGGGTACTGAGGATCGTCCCGCCGAACGCGCGGTCCGCGTTGTTGGTCGATCCCAACGTGATCACGACGTCGGTCCCCTCGACGGGCACCCACCCGTACGCGATCATCGTGCCGGTCGTCGGCGTACTGCTGACGGAGTCGTTGATCGTGAGCGAATCGATCAACACGCCGACGCCTGGGACCGTGCCAATGGGCACGCCGCCGATCGCGATGAACGGGCGCCCGCTTGTGTAGTTCGAGCGCGTGGCGCCAGAGCGCGCGATCTTGGAGATCGCATACAGCGGGACCTTCGTCCCGAGGAGGACGGGCCACCCCGCGCGCGTCGCGCCCGATCGCGCCAGCCCCGATCGCGCAATCGTCAGGGTCATGTGCCGTACGGCAGGCGCATCCCCTGCCCCTTCAGCAGCGCGACCTGCGCGTCACCGACGGCGCGCGCGATCGCGTCCGGGGTGCCGAGCGGGTGCGTGATGTAGATGTTCTGCGTGACGCCCCCGCCGCCGCCGCCCCCGCCTGGCGTCACGAACCCGCTCGCGCCAGGCGTGAAGATTTCCGGCGCCTTGCCGCCGCCGATCAGATACGACGTCCCAGCGACGACCGGCCCGCCGCTGTCGCGCGTCTGCACCGGGGGCGGCGCGAACCCGGTGTCGATGTAGAACCCGCCGCGGGCGTTCTGGACGTCGCGCATGTCCTTCTGCATTTGCACGTACGCGCCCGAGTCGTGAAAGCTGGTCAGGCCCGCGATCATCTCGGCGGTGCCGGCGACCACGACGCCTTGGAACTGCTCAAAGGAATCCTTCGCCGCCTTGAAGTGCGTCGTATACGCGGTGCCGATCACGTCGGCGGACTCGGTGGCCGCCGCGGTCGTCGTCTGGATGCCCTGTTGGATCGCGTCCTGCGCCTGGGCGTCGGCGAGGTTCGCCTTCAGGAACGCCGCCTCACTCGCCTCCGCGGCCTGCTTCTTCTGGAACTCGGCGAGGATGCGATCGTTGGTCGCTTTCAACATCGCCTGCTCGATCACCTTGCGCTGGTCCGCTTCCGCTTTCTCGAGGTCCGCCGTCTCGGTGAGCGCCCTTGCGTAGTCCTCGAGCGCGATCTTCACGGCCGCCACTTGCTGCGCGGTGACCCCGTAGGCCTTCGCCAGATCGCCCTGCGACACGCCCGCCGACAGGTAGTATTGGATCGCTTCGACGACGGTGCCGTCGAGCGTGTCGAGCGTGGTCTGCCAGCCGACCGTGGACGCGGTGATGGCGTCGGTGGCCTTCTGCCACTCCGCCAGCGCCGCGGCGTCCTTCTTGACCTGCTCCTCGTGCTCTTTGAGCAGCTTGGTATTGAGTTCCAGGCCGGCGGTGATCGCGGGTAAGGATCCATCCTTGGCCATCTTCTCGAACGGACTCGGCACGGCGGCGGCCATCCGCTGCGCTTGCGCCATCGTATTGACACTATCGACATAGGCGTCGATCCCGTTGATCGCGTCGGCCGTCACGTGATCGATGAGGCCGAAATCCGCGATCAGATCCGGTAACGTTTTGTGCGCGTTCGTCGCGGCGGTATCGGCGTCCTTGGTCGCCGCGGCCATATGATTCAGGGCGGCCGTCACGAGCGGGTCTTCGATAATGATCTTGCCGAGCGCCTCCTTCACGTTGTCCCACGCGTTGGCGGCCTGCGCGATCCGGCCCGAGTAGGTCTCGATTGCGGCCGCCGCCTGGCCGCCAAACTTCTCATTGATGACATCCAGCACCGCGGCGAGGCCGCGGGACTTGACATCGGCCGCATCGACGGTAATGCCGTACCGCCCGAGCGCCGTGGTGTGGCCTTCGGCGGCCTTGGCGACGAGCATCGTCGCCTGTTGCAGATCGATCCCGAGGCCGGCGGCGAGATCGGTCGAGGCCTTCAGCGCGGCCTGCATCTGGCTCGGCATCACGTTGCCCACCAGCGTGAGCAACTTCTCCATCGCCTGAATGTCTTCGTCCGCGTACTTGGTCGTCGCCTGAAACGTCGTCGCGAGCGCGTTGTATTGCTCGATCACCGGCGCCGTCGCCAGGCCATGCGTCCGCAGCGCCGCGGTCAGCTGGACGGTGGCATCTTCCTGTTTGCTGTACGCCGCCACGGACTCGCTGACAAATTCCGTGAGCGTGTGAAACGCTTCCGACGTGGCCCCGACGATCGCATCGGCCGACACCATGCCGGTCATGGTCTCGACAATCCGTTGACTGAGCCCGCTGAACGCCTTGGCGCTGTCCTCGACGGGCGCCGGGACTTTCGCCATCTGCGCGGCGGCCTGGTCGGCGCCCTGGCCCATCGTCTTCAGGGCGGCGGTCGAATCCGCGGCCTCTTTCTGAAAGGCGCTGAAATCCGCGAGGAGCGTCCCGGTCAGCGCCATCAGCGATCCGCCTCGGCCTGGTTGAGATGATCGACGAGCACGTCATAGACGGCACGCGGGAGCGCGTCCACCCACTCGTACCGCCAGCCGCCCATCGCGCGACAGATGTTCATGGTGGAGAGGACGCGGGTGCGGAAGTGGGGGTCTTTTTTTTTGCGTCGAGCGCCGCCTCGGCGGCCGCCTCGTGGCGGTCGAGCACCGCGATGATCTCGCGCAGCGTCGCCTTGTCGAGCGCGCCCAGGGTGGCGCGGCGCGTCTCCTCGGGCAGATCGAGATCGTAGGGCAACGGCCCGCCGTCGAGGCCGACGAGCGACCAGCCGACGATGTAGGCGAGCGGTTTGGCGAACGTCTTGCGGTCGGCCAGCGCCGTGAGCATCTCGACGTACTGGCCCGCGTTGAGTTCCTTTTGCACGTCGAGATAGTCGCCCTCGGAGAGCGGCACCCGCACGACTTCCGGGGCGACGACACGGCAGCGACCCATTTACTTTTACTTCACCAGGGACTGCGGCGGCCCGAGGGTCGCGGTCAGGCGACCCTCGTCGCGCGCCAGGGTTTTAATCGGAAACCGCCATTCGCCTTTCGCGTGCTTCGCGGTGAACACGAGCGGCGTCTGCGCCATCTTGAACGGATCGGCCAGGACCACCGTCGCGGTCAGCGTCCACGCGGTCAGCGTCTTGTCGGTGGGCGTGACCGCGTAGCCGTGGATCGCCGCGGCGGTGTAGTGCCCCCATTTGATCGACCCGATCACGCCCGACAGCACGGCGCCTCGTTTACGGGTGCGTCCACGGGCCCGCGGCGACGAAGGCGCCGCTGATCGTGACCGCGCCGTTGGCCGGCACGGAGATCTTGCCGTCGAGCAGGCCGCGCCCGGAGAACTTCGGCGGGGTGGTGCCCAGGCTGGTCGGGAACAAGTCCAACCACGGCGCGACCGTGCCGAAGATGACCGAGAAGATCACCAGCCCATCGACCGGATCGTACATGCCGCCGAAGGTGCCCTTGAGGTCCGGCAAACCATCGACATACACCTGGTTGGTGTCGCCGAAGCACGTCACCTTGACGTGATCCTTCGCCATGTCGAGATCCCATTTATCGAGCGAGGCGACGAGCACCGACGCAACGCCCCCGACGCCCGTGGGGTCCATTTTGATCTGCCCGCTTTTGCCGTGAATCCGATCGATTGCTGCCATAGCGTGGTCCTCGTGGTGGCGGGTTACGTGACGAGCGGGGCGACCATGACGTGCAGATGGCCGCCGCAGCGGTTCCAGCGAATCGACGGATCGATGTCGTCGACTTCGACGGTCTCGATCTCCTCCTCGAACTGCGTGAGCATCGCGCCGTAGCCGGTCAGCGACAGGACGGCATCGGTCAGCAGGGTCGCGATCCGCGCGAAGGCGCTCTCGACGTCGGCGCCGGTCGTCATCAGCGCCCGCGCCTCGACCAGGTAGACCGTGTCCTTGAACCCGGGCCCGCCGAAGATCGGGATGTCGGCCGCCGAGACGAGCTGCACGATCCCGAAGCGCGTCGCGCCTGGCGGCGCTTCGGCGAACCACACGCCGTCAGGCAGGATCACGCGCAACGCGGCGTCCTGCTGCAACACCTGGAGCAGCGCGATCGTGATCGTGGCAACGTTAAGCACCGCCCGTCACCTGCAGGCCCATGTCCTCGAGCACGCGCGGAATCGGCCCCGCGTAGAGGCCGCGCCGCGCGCGGATCAGCGTGGCGGAGAACAACGGATTCGCGGGCATCGACCCGCGGAACGCGCCGATCGCGGTATGCCGCGCCTGGCTGCCGCGCTCGAACACCGCCGCGTGCGGCGATGTGTTGATGACGACCGCCTCGGTGCGCGTCGCGTCCGTGTGCACGACGACCGCCAAGTGATCCTTCAGATTGCCGGTGCGCGTCGGATACCCCGCGTAGATCGTCTGTTTCGCCGCCTGCGCGGCGCCCTCGACCTCGGGCGCGGCCGTCGCGGTGAGATCCTGCGCGAGCGTCGCGAACTGGTCGACGAGCTCCTGGATCCCGGTCCACTGGAACCACACCGACGCGCCGCCCGGCCCGCTCACTCGACCACCTCCGCGCAGACGAGATGCAACTGCACGTGGCGCTCTTCGTAGTCGAAGATGCCGAGCACCGAGAGGCTGCGCCCGTCATAGAGAAACCGGGTTTTCGTCGTGAGGCCGGTCCGGTACGGGACCGTCACAATGTGCGTCGCCATCGAGATCGTCGTGCCGGCGGTGATCTGCTCGAGCGAGGCCTGCGACGCCGGCGTGATGCGCGCGAACTCGGGCGGCGGCAAATCGATCCACGACTGCGTGTAGCCGGTCCCGTCGGGGATCGGCGGGCCGGGTTTCTGGAACAGCCCCTGGTGCAGCCGTTGCCCGCTCGAGACGTAGGCCGCGGTGGTCGGACTCATGCGATCCCCGGATCGTGATAGGCGCGCAACAGTTCACGGACCAGCACGTGGAGCTCCTCCGGGTCCTGGCGCGCGGGGCCCTCGAGGTCGTCGCCGCGGAACCGATAGAACTCGCCCGCCTGCACCAGAATCGCTGCGACGACCACTTGCGGCACGGTCGTCGCGTCGGTCCAGGTGTCGACGATCGCTTTCGTGCGCGTCGTCGTGCTGCACCAGCCGACGATCTGCGCCTCGGCCTGGTCGGCCATGCTCTGCACGTCGGCGTCATCCGCGGTCGACGTGATCCGCAGCCGCGCCTTGACCTGATCGAGCGTCACGAACAGCGCCACGGGTTACCGCCGCCTCGTGTCGTCATAGACCTGTTGCCAGTCCTTGCCGGCCGGCCCGATGGGTCCGGGCCCGCCGTCCTTGCCGTCCTTGCCGTCGCGTCCGCGTTTCACTTTCAGCGTCCACGCCTTTGACCCGTCGCCCGGTTTCGTCGTGGTCGCCGTGTGGCAGTGCCACTCCGAACCGGCCCACGTCACGCCGTCGCCGGGCTCGTACGTTTTTCCCTCGAGCCACACGCCGCGGTAGATGTCGAGTGCAAACGACGCGGTCCCGATCTCCTTGACGACGTCGCCGTGCGCGGCCGTGATGGTGAACGAGCGATCGTCACGTTGCGTCACGCCGAGGTCGTCGAACCCGACGCCGTCGCGGCCGGCCGGGCCGGGCGGGCCCGGCACGAGCGCGCGGGTCTCGAGCACGGCCAGGCGTTCGCGCATGGTGCCGATCTCGGTCGTCGCCGTGACCAGGCCGGCGAGCTGCGCGTCGAGCACCCCGAGGCGCGCGGTGACGTCCTCGAACTGGCGCCGCACATAGTCGCGGATCACCGGCGCGATGCCGTCGACGATCGCCGCGAGCTCGTCGGCGGTCATGCGGCTAACGCCTTTGTCAGCAGGTGGCCCATCTGCGCGGCCATCTGTGTCGGGGGCACCTGGTCGGCCGCCGGCGTCGCCATCGGCGCCGGGGTCGGTTTACTGAACGGGTTCTCGGCGTCGCGCTGCGCCAGCGCCTTGAGCGAGAACATCTGCTGTTGCATGTACGGCGTGTCGCCGCCCTCGACGGGCGGGAGGCCGAAGTACCGCTCGCGCGCTTCATCGGGCGACATGGCGCCGGCGCCGATCGCATCCGCCGCGGCCTTCGTCTTCGTCGCCGTGTCCATCCAGATCAGGTCGTCGATGTCGAACTCGGTCCCGTACGGCGTGCCGTCGAGGCCGAGCCCCTCGTCGAGACACGCCTCGAAGTTCGTGATCAGCGACTGAATGCAGAGCGAGTGGTACATCTGCCACTCGGACTCGAGCTGCACCCCGCGCGGCGGTTCGCCGACCCCAATCAGGAACGGCGGCACGTGATAGCAGCTACAAATCGTGGCGGCGGTCCAGCCCAACTGCGCGATCAGTTCCGCATCGTGGGCATTCACCGTCAATTGCGTGTACTTGAGATCGCCCGTGAACGCCGCGACATTGCCGGCGTTGGGACCGCTATAGGCGGCTTTCCATTTGGCCGCGAGATCGGCGAGGGCCGCCTCCGTCACGCCGGGCGGCGTGGTGATCATCGCGCTGGGGCGGCTGGCATTGGTAAAGAAGGCGGTCGAACTGTTCTGGATCGCCAGCCCCTGCATCGCCGCCGCCGCGCAGGCGTAGATCGGCGACATGCCCACGAGCGGATGAAACAGGCACACCATCCGGTCGTGAATGATTTCGCTCGCCGGGACGATGACCTTGTCGGGCTCGCCGGTCAGCGCCAGGGTGCCCGACAAATTGTCATGTTGGAGCTGGTAGTAGATCCCGCCATCGGGTGTGATGAGCGGCAGACAGCGCAGCGGGTCGAGCACGTACAGCGCCGTGACGATGCCGCGCGCGTCGCGCTCCTTGAGCACGTACGTGTTGCCCCACATCAGTTTCGACGTGATCCACTGCTCGACGAACTTCGTGATCGTCTGGTAGCGGTTCGGTTTGCGGAGGACCGGCGAGAACGCCGGCGAGGTCGTCTCCTCCCACAGCGCGTCGTCGGTCTGTTCGACCAGGCGCAGGGTCAGCTTCCCCATGTCCTGGGCAATCAGGGTGACGCACGCGAACACGGGCGCGTATTGGAGGACCTGGTCGCGGCGGCCTTCGACGTTGACCTGCCAGGCGCCGCTATAGGGTTCGCGCACGACGAGCGGCCACCAGCCGCCGCCGCTGGCCGCGCCGGGACTATAGGGCGCCGTCAGGCTTTTCGCGGTGAGCTCGAGGCCGCGGCCGAACACCTGCAGCCGGACACTCGCCATCAGCGGCCGAGGCCGCCGTGCGGCGGATCGGGGGCGTGGCGGGCCGTCCCGCGCGTCGCCGTCACGGTGAACGTCACCGGCTCGGAGAGGTTGCCGCCCGCGCGGACCTGGATCGGCACGACGCCCTCGGTCGCGGTTGCCATGACGACGTCGGTCGTCACCGCCGTGTCCGAGACGACGGTCGTCGCGCGGTCGGCGCCATTGGCGACGATCACGCTGTCGGCCGCGAACCCGGTGCCGGTGACCTGCAGCGTGAAATCCGGCGCGCCGAGCGCCACGGTCGCCGGCGTCAGGCTGGTGATGGTCGGCGGGACGATCGGCGCCTCGGTCCAGCCGTCGATCGAGACGAACCCGATCCCGCGCAGCGTTTCGGCGAGCGCGCGATCGGTGACGGCGTAGGTCTCGCCCTCGAGGTGCTCGACGCCGTTCTCGGTGTGGTAGACGCGGGCGACGACGTCGATGGACTCGCCGGCCGCGCGCTCGGCCACGTGTTTACCGCGCATGTTTCCTCCCGGTGGTGGCCGTCGGGCCGCCGCGCGGCGGCACCGCGTCCACCGCGCACCGCATCGCAAAGCCGGCGACCTCGAGCTGCTCGACGAGCGCGGCGTCGACGGTGATCGTGTCGCCCGCGCGCGGGTATTGGCCGTTCCAGTACCCGTCGCGCAGGACCGTCATCGTGATCGGCATGACTACGCCGTGTAGGTCGCGACGGTGTATTGGACGACACCGGCCCGCGCCTTTTTCCAGTTGATGAAGCGTTCCGCGCGGAGGCCGACGAGGTTCATCTGCCACAACGAGGTGAGCAGCGTCGTCGCGACCGGCGGATTGTCGAGCGTGGAATCCATCTGCAGCGACGCTTCGCGCGACACGTCGATCGTGACGCCGCCATCGTCGGCATAGAGGATCTGGCTCGGTTGCACGAGCGCGACGGTCGTGCCGGCCGACTGCGAGGTGATCGCCTTGTAACCCATGATCATCCCGCCGCCCTGCGCCATGCCCGGGAACAACGGCTGGCCCAGCGGGTTCAGCGCGTTGGTCAACGCCAGCGCGTTGGTCTCGGACAGGATGAGCACCGCGCCCGCACTCGGCAGGTTCAGCGCCGTCATCGCGTTGGCCAGCGCCTGGATATCGGTCCGGGCGTTGGCGGGCGTCGTGCCGGCGGACGTGATCGGCGTCACCCCGTTGGTCACCGAGCCGGGCGACACGCCCGCCACCGGCGCTTTCGCCGGGTTGATGAGCTCGCTGTCCAGGAACGCCGAGATGCCGGCGATCATGTCGCGCCGGATGACTTCCTCGGCCGACGGCGTCGAGGTGCGCGCGAGCTCCTCGGTGATGACGATGATCCCGGCGCACTTCAGGATACCGAGCGTGATCGTCCCGAACTGCAGCGTGCCGACCGGCTTGGGCGCGCCCTGGCCGACCCACGCATACGTGCCGCCGCCGGTCTGCGACGCGACCGAGACGTTGAACGGCACTTTGAAAAACGTGTCGACCTTCCCGAGAATCGTCTGCGGGCGCAGCAACGCGAGGAAGTCCGACGTCAACGGCGTGATGGGCGCCAGCGGCCCGGCCCAGGTCGCGTCGGTCGTCGTGCCGGCGGCGACCGCCGCCTTCAGCACGAGTTCCACTTCGGGCGTCGAGTCGTGCCACTTCTTCGCGTACTCGACCGCCTGCAGGGTCGACCCCTTCGAGACCGCGAGCGCCTGCACGTAGCGGATGAACGCGGTGCCAGGGGCCAGGTTGCTCTTCACCGAGATGACCGGCAGGGTCCCGCGCTGCGCGCTGCCCTCCTCGGCCGTCGCGGCGGTGATCCGTGTCGCCTTCGCCACATTCGTCGCCTCGAGGTCCCGGAGGCGCACGAGGTGCGCGTCGATCGCCTTGAGCTCGGCGGCGAGCCCGTCGTATTCGTCCGTCTCGGCCTGGTCGAGCGTCGCGCCGGCCTCGGCCGACTTGGTCATGATCGCGGTCATGCGATCGTGCTTGACGACGCGACTGCTCTCGTAACTCGTGATCTGTTCACTGATCGTTTTCTTGTCCATGGGCGGCGCGCCCTTGTCGACGCGCACGATCGGCAGGGGGTCCCTGTCGCGGGACGAATGAGGGCCAGACGCGGCCAGGTCGAGCGATTTGATCGACGAAATCGTCGCGCCGGCGTGGGCCGGAATCGCGACGAGCGAGAGCTCGAGGATCTCGGTCTTGAGAAACCGCAGGCCGCCGGTGTCTTTGTTCAGGACGTGGCCCAGCGATCGGAACCCGATCGACACACCGGCCAGGAGACCCGCCTTGACGCTCTGCCACGCCTCGTCGATGCGATCGCGCAGCGCCCCCGACTCGGCCACCGTCGGAAAGGTCGCCGTAAAGGCGAGGCCGTCGACGGTCGGTGTTTGGAACGTGACCTGGCCGACGGGTTTTTTGGCGTCGTGGTACAGCAGCAGCGGCAGCGGGTTTTTGAAGGCGATACCGAGCGGTTCGACGACGTCGCCCATGCGATCGGGCTCGGGCGTCGAGGCGATGCCCGCGATCGTCCGCTGGTCGGGGTCGACGGCTTTGATGTGGAGGACGGCGTACGCGCGCGTCAGCGGCACGCGGCCGAGGATACCGGCGGCTCAGCCTTTTGTTCGCCGCAAAGCCCCGCGCTCGTCGTAATCGGCCACGAACTCGTTGACCGCTTCGCGGATGATCCCCGAGACTCCCGTCTGATTGTCGCTGGCGACCCGCCGCAGCTCGAGGCGTTGCGCCGGGGTGACGCGGACATAGATCCGCGCCGTCACCGGCACGTCATGGATCGGCGGGCGTCCGGTTGGCCGTTTGGTCATGGTGTCACCCCAGGACGATCATGTGATAGTCCGGCCGCTGCTCGGCGGCCATGTAGTCCCGCCGATGGATCGCGTTAACGAGCGCGCTCGCGCCGTCGATCCGTTCCGTCGAGACTTTCTTCGAGAGTTTCAGGTTCCCGACCGCGTCCTGGTCGACCGCAATGTTCGAGATATTCCAGCGCAGGACCGGGTGCCCATCATGGCGCAACGCGCGCGACAGGATGGCCGTCTCGAGCGATTTAGTCGGCCCCGACAACGCGGCGAACCCCTGGTCGATCTGAATACACGTAAACCCGTCCTGCTCTTTCAGCCGCGTCACGAGGTCGATCGCGTTCCACTTGTCGAACGCAATCTCGCGCACGTCGAAGTCGGTCCGCCAGGCGCGCAACGTCTGGCGCACGTACTCGTAGTCGATGACGTTGCCGGGCGTGGCCACCAGCCAGCCCTCGCGCGCCCACTGGTCGTACGGCACGCGGTCCCGGCGCACGCGCTCGGCCATGTTGTCGGCGGGCACGAAGAACTGCGCCAACACGTCGAACCCGGGGCCCTCGTCGTCGGGAAACACGGCGACGATCGCGGTGAGGTCGCGCGTCGAACTGAGATCCATCCCGACGTAACAGCGTCGGCCCCTCAAGCGTGCGCGGTCGAACGCCGGGTCGACACACGCATCCCAGGCCGCCAGCGCGATCCACCGCGCCGCCTGTTCGGTCCACTGGTTCAGGTACAGCCGGCGAAATGTGTTTTCCTGCGCGGGAATCTCTCTCGCGCGCGCACACACCGTCCGCATCTCCTCCAGACTGCGGAAATCCCCGAGCGCCGGGTTGGCCTGGTGCCACACCCGCTCGTCGGTCCAGTCCGCGTCGATCGGCGCTTCGTAGAGAATCGGCAGGAACGTCGGATCGAGCGCCGGCGACTCGGCCACCTTCCGCGCGTGCGTGTAGAGCTCCCAGAGAATCGAATGGCGGTCATACCCGGCGGTCGAGATCGCCAGCGTGACCGGCTGGAGCCGCGCGCCCTGCGACGTCGTCAACACGTCCCAGAGTTCGCGCGACGGCGCCGCGTGCAGCTCGTCGTAGATCACGGCCGACGCGTTGAACCCGTGCTTGCTGTAGGCCTCGGCCGAGATGGCGCGGTAGAAACTCCCGCTCGCGCGATGCACGATCCGTTTCTGCGAATCGACGAGTTCGCACTGCGCCAGCAGTTCGGGATCGTTGCGGATCATCTGCGCCGCCACGTGGAACACGAGCGCCGCCTGGTCCTTGTCGGCCGCCGCCGAGTACACCTCGGCGCCCGTTTCCCCGTCGAACAGCAAAAAATACAACGCGAGGGCCGCCGCCAGTTCGGTCTTCCCGTTCTTGCGGGGCAACATCAACAAACATTGCCGATAGACGCGGCGGCCGTCGGGCCCGGTCCGAAACAACTGCTCGAGGATCCGCCGCTGCCACGGGCGCAGGTCGAACGGGTGACCGGCAAACGGGCTTTTGGTGTGCGTCAGGTTGTTGATCACCCGGATCGCGCGGTGCGCGTGCGCCAGACGGCCTCTCACGCCAGCACACCCGCCCACTTGCTCGCCACCTCGCGCGGCGGTGCCGACGGCAGCCGCGCGCGGCTCGCCGGCTCGAGGCCGAACAGGGCGTAGAACGGCCGCAGGGAGGCCGCCAGCGCCCGTTCTAGGCGCCCGTCGAACCCGCGGCGCCCCTTCCGCTGCCCGTTCGCCGTGAAGCTTGCCTGCAGCTCGCAGAGGGTTGCAAACGCCAGCGTATCGGCCGGTGTCAACGTCCCCATACCCTGGCAGACGGGCGCCCACCCGTCCCACACCTGGGCCGCACCCGGCGATAACGTCGACGGCTTCACGACGGGCCCCTCGGGCGTCGCCACGGCGGCCCGAAACCGCGCCTTGGACGGGTTGCCCCGCAACGCCCGCAACGTGGCCGGCTGCCGGCGGCGCCCGCTATTGAAATTCCCCAAAAATCACCCTTTTTCCCGAAAACACGTGTCTGGGCCGGAGGGTTTCCCGACTTCGGCTGGCATGGTTCTTGGCTACCCCCCCGTGTCTCGATATCGGCGTTTGGCCTCGCTGGCGGTTTTGGCATCGTGGCAGATCTGGCACAGCGCTTGGGTGTTGGCCTCGACATCGAGGCCGCCTTCCCACAGGGGCACGATATGGTCGCGAATCGTGGCGACCTCGACCTGGCAGCGCACACAGAACGGTTGCGTGCGGGCGAGTTGGTACCGCAGCTGCTGCAGGCGACGGCCGCGCACGCGGGCCAGGCGCGGGCCACGATGCGCCTGGCAACCTGGACGGCCACAGATGGCGCACGCGCGGGGCGGGGCCATCGGCATCAGTCGTCGGCCTCCGGCCGGCAGCGCCCAGGGTAAATCGGTTGCAGCCGGGCTCGCTGTTCGCCATACGTGGACTGGTAGTGTTCCGCCAGCGGACCTTGGCCGAATCCGGTGATGATTTCCACCCCACATTCGGGGCACTCGTAGAGGTCCGCATCCCAGAGCTTGTACGGACCCGGCGTCTCGAGGCGCTCCTCGACTGTGACGCTGTTGCGTTTGACGTGCATGAAGCGCCCGCAGCCGCACAACACGTTCGAGCCCGTCGGCATCACCGCACCATCCGTGTCCCGCTGCGCGTGAAGGTGTACTCCCCGGCCGCGAATGGCACCAGGACGACGTTGGTGCGACCGGCGCCCATCGGGGGTTGCAGATTCATGCGCCGCGTATCGCCCGTCGTCGCGAAAAAGCCGACCGGTTCGGACGGCTTGGGTTGATACCCGTACATAGGCGAGGTCGCGAAGTACGTCAGGTTTTGCGGAATCTGCCCAGGGTGGAGGATCGGCCCGAGCGTCAGGTAATCGTGCAAGCCTTCCTTAACCGGGAGGACGTACCACGTCCCGCCGATGTATTCGGCGATCCAGAGCGTGTGATTAATTGCGCCTTCCCAACCGGGCGGGACGACGCCCGGCCACGTGTCACGGCCGGGGAAGTTCATCGCGAAGCCCTGGCCGTCGGCGCCGACGTCCGTGAGCGCGATCGACGCCATCGCGGACAGGATCGGCAGGGACGCGACGGGCGGACAATCGGCCGAGGCGACGACGGCGGCGGCGAGATCGATCGCGTCCGCGGTGCCGGACGGCGGCGTCGGTCCGGGGTCTGGCGGTTCGGGCGGTTCGGGCGTGGGCGGTGCGGCGGCCGCGAACGGGATCAGCGCCAGCGTCACCGTCACGTTCGCCGTCCCGTCGAACGGCACGGGGTGACTCGTGCCGTTTTGCGCGGTGGCCTGGACCATGATCGGCGACGCCAGCGGCGGCCCGCTGTAGAAGTTCACCGCGCCGTCGGGACCCGTGCGGCGCGGGTTGGGGTTGATCTCGATCCCGGGTTGCGCCCAATCGAGCGCGGAGAACGTGTTGATCGTGACGAGTTCATGGGCGACGGGGTGGCCGCTTTGCGCGAGGACGACGACGTCGAGGTTGGCCATGTGCGGGTCCTTTCGGGTTGGGATTGGTCCGAGGGGGCGTCGTCGCGCGGATCGCCTCGCGGCGCCATTTCAGGAGATCGTGCGCGAGTTGCGCGAGCGCCTCGGAGCAGATCCCCTGCTCGAGCTGCTCGACGGTCTCGAGCGTGAGATCGATGCGATACATCGGCGGGGCCGTCATCGGGCTTTCTTTCGAGTGGCGCGCGCAAGGCGCTCGATGCGCCGGATCGCGCGCCACATTTTGATGATCTCGCAACGCACACACGGACACGCGGCGAGGGCCGCTTTCGCGCGCTGCGTGCTGGAGTAACCCGTTGCATTTCGTGTCCAGACGCCATCGTCGCCGAGCGTTTCAATTTGGAAGATCGGATTGGCGTGTAGATTGCCGTGTTGATCGTGGACTGGACCCGCACTGACCTGGCCGCTGATGTGAATGCGATGGTGTTTGGGAATCGCCGCGAGCTCGCGCGGCGACCACGGCGTGATGTCCGTTCGCGTGGTCATCGGCGTGATCCTCCGCGTCGGGAACGGCGGGCCGCGCAGAGGCGACACAGCCAGCGATAGGCATACACCCGGCGCACGCACGTCAACACGAGCGTGACATCGCCGCCCGGGCGCGGGGGTTTGCCGCACTGGTCACACACGCGCTGCCGTCGACGGGTCGTCATCGCAGCGGCAGACTCTGCAACAGCAACACGACGACGACGAGGATCATCGCGACCCACAACGGCGCTTTGTTCAGCGCCGACAGCAACGTGACGACGAACGCCGACAACAACAACAAGAGCGCAATCGTCAGCATGATCAGCCTTTCGGTTCGGGTTCACGGTCACCAGCCATCCGCACCGCGAGAAACGTCTGCCGTACGTCCCGTAACCGCGCGGCATAGACCTGGTCGCGGTCCTCGTGTCGGGCGAGGCGCGCGGCGGCGAGCGCCAGGCGGTGCACGCGCCGCTCGAGCCGGGCCGCACCCGTCGGTCCGGGCCCGCGCTTGTACTGCTTGCGTCCGCCTTTCAAGCGAATCTTGTCGAAACTGTCAGTCATCGTCCGGCGCTTTCGACAGCAGGAGGACCGACAAAGATGGGCGGCGGCAGCGGGATCGACGCCTCGGTCGGTCGCCACAAATGCAAGACATGCGGATGCAGATTCACGTAGTCGACCTCACGCGGATGGAGTTGCATCACGACGTCGTCGCCATCCCAGAACAACCGTTTGACGTAACACATTTCGACCCACTTCGGGACGCGCTGCTTCGTGCGGATCGTGTTGTAGGCGTGCACACTGACGTGCTCCCAGCCGTCACCATCACTCGCCACACACGCGAGCCGCCACCCAGATTCCGGTGACGGCACGTCGAATGCGCCGTTATTGCCGTCTCGGGCCGTGCCGTGCCATGACGGATCCGTCAGCGGCCCACCGCGCGAGAGTTCGGGTACGTGAAACATCACCGCTCCTCGCCATCATCTGGTGGTGTAAGGACACTCGTCGCGTCCTCGCGCAGAGTGCGCGGGATACATTCCGGGCAGACGCAGACCGCACGGACGATCGTCTCGTCTGGCACCTCGGTCGAAACGGACTTTCCACAGAAAAAGCAGAACAGGCGCATCAGCCCTCCTCTCCGGGGTCACGATCGCCGGCGGCGCGCATCCGCCAGTCGGCGAGCGTCGTACGAAATGGCAGGACGGGCGCGACTCGCCGTAGCGGCGTCGGCGTGATCGTGGTCGATCGCTCAATCAGCGCGGGCAAATCAGGCGGCGCAGGACCATTGCACCGATCGCAGCGCCAGCAATGGATCGGTTTCCCGCCGAGGAACACAAACTCGATCTCGAGGATCGGATCGCCGCGGTGGAGTTCGCGGTTGCATCCGCCGCATAGCGTCGGCACGGTGACGCGCCGCCAGGTCCTCATAGCTGAATCCCGAGGCGCTCGAGGATCGCCGCGGCCTCGGCATGCGAAAAGGCGTGAGACGACTGAGTCGACACTCGTGATAGGCCTGAGAGGCCTGGTAGCGGCGTGTTCGAGGCGATCAGTCGATAAGCGCCGTTGAGGTCTTCGTTGGTCCACGGAATGTGTAGGCGAGCGCACCGGAACTTGAGCGCGTCCGTGAGATCGGCCAGTGAGTCGAAGTGTTCCGACGCCAACAATGAGCGCACGAGCCGCGCGAGCAGGCGCACGTGGTGCTCGTCGTGGTTGAGGTTTTTCCACATGTGGACGGTTCGCGCGTTTTCGCGCGAGGTTCTAATTGGTGGTACTAAGACGGACGGTACGAACGCACAGAGACGGGCCCTGGTCCCGGTACGGGATGGGTACGGGATCGCGGGCGCGCGCGCGCGCGCGAGACGTGGAATCCGCGCGGACTCCGCGTGGAATCCACACGGAATTGTCGACGGAAGCAAGGCGGGTGCCGTCATGCCTCCGCCCGTTTTCGCGCGCGATCTTCGCGCCGCTTTTTCTTCACGTCCGCCGCTGACGGGTTGAAGTGATCGAAGTCGTGGATCTGAAAGCCGCTTCCGCCATTCTTGTCCCAGAGTCCAGCCTTCACGAGCGCGTCAGCGACGGCGGCCGGATTCGCAACATGACGAAAACTTCTCACCACGGCCATCGGCAAAAACCCATCCGTTAAATGTTTGTTCGCCCACATCAGGCCGACCGCGTAGAACCCGAGCGCAATCGCCGGCCCGTTCTTGCCGATCACTTCCCCGGCCGCGAAGAGCTTGGCGTGATCGATCAGTTCGTCATCGAGCCGGGACCACATCGCCGCCCTACTTGCTGCTGACGGTTTTGAGGCTGGGGCGTTTGGCCACGGCGAGGTCCGCGGCGCTGCGATGGTTGACGAGCTCCTCCCGCGCGAGCGCGAGCGCGGTGATCTTGTCGTCGAGCGCCTTGATCGCTTTGTCGAGCAGGGTCGGTCGTGTACTCATGATCCCTCCGAGTTAGTGCCGCGGGTGCTCG